TAAGGTTGGCGTTTTTGATATTACAAGGTCGGATGCTCGTAAATTGGGGTATGCTGTTCCCTAAAATGGCACATAACGAATGGTGCTTGCCGAAGGGCGGATTTAGAATTACAAATGTTAAATTAAGTACAGATGTCAAATAGAATTACAGAAGCTCAAAAATTGCACGTCAGCCCGCCTTTTGGCAAGCACGTGTTATCGGTTGTTCCTTCTCGGAAGCTGATACTTCATTTGTGTGCTGATTTAGGTTCGGATAGTTTGTTTTATCAAAATTCAGAGGATTATGAGGTTGTAATGATAGGTGCTGAAATAGGTGTAGAAAATTATCATCCACCTAAAAACGTTCACGGAATTATAGCTAATCCGCCTTGCACAGAATTTTCAACTGCTGGTGATTTTAGAGAGGTGAAAGATATTGAAAAAGGTATGTTTTTAGTTAATCATTGCCTTAGAATTATCGAGGAAGCTAAGCCAAAATGGTGGGTTTTAGAAAATCCATTTAATGGAAGATTAAAAGAGATTTTAGGTAAGCCAAAATTTGTTTATCAGCCGTGGGAATTTGGGAGTCCTTGGACAAAGAAAACAGCTTTGTGGGGTGATTTTAAAGCACCGCAACCGACTTATAAAAAATGGGAAGAAGTGCCAAAAAATGAAAGCCTATACATTAGACCAGGTCGAAGTAAACCAGGACTTGTTTATTTACATAAGTCAGCGGTGGATTTGATTCCCGAAATGCAATGGGCAAAAGATAAAATAAAATGTGATGCGGATATTCGTTCAATGTGTTCTGCTGGATTTGCAGAGGCGTTCTTTTGGAATAACCGATAACTCAGCGATTGGCGCACCTTTATTATATCTATTAAATTGACAATTAACCCAATAACTATAAACTATGACCACAACAAAAGACGCGATAGAAACGTATAAACGCAGCATTGCAAACGAGCATGAAAGCGAATATCTGCCATGGGTTAAGGATGTTAAAAAGCATCTTCAAAACGGAACTGAGCCGTGTAAAAATATATGGATGCCGTGGGTATATGATGCCTTTAGAATCCTGAGAGAAGAACAAAAAGGAACGGTCAGCTATTCAGACACTCCGTAAATATTTCCGAAATTATTTGTAAGTTATTCAGAAACTATTTTAGATTTGCACTACAAAAACAAAACAAACATGAAAATCAAAATTGAAAAAGGAGTTGCACCACCACAACAAACAAAAAGAATAGGACTTCAGAAGTCCATGCCATTAGATGAAATGGAAGTAGGCGATAGCTTTTTTGTTCAAGGCAGAAAAAAATCAACCGTGTATCAAATGGTAATTATTTGGAAAAAAACAAAAAATAGACACTGTGAATTTTTATTTGCAGAAGTTGAAAACGGTGTTCGCGTTTGGAGAATTTCATAATCACAAATCAAAATAGCAATGACTACCAACAACAACTACTACCACAAACGAGGCATTGATGTAAAAGCCTGTAAAGAGCAATGCCGTGAACTCGGATTGAATCCTTGTAATTGGTCGCACCTTTCGACTGCATTTGAAATTCTTAAAACCAAATACGCGCTCAGATGAAATACCTACTATACATTCGGAACAACTTTGATAAGTTGCACCAAGCCTATCAGACCATTATCTACCTCACTATTTCATTAGCAGGTCTTACATTATTGGCTGTTTTAAAACACAAAAATCTGATATGATACCAAAAAACGAAATCGAAAAACACGAGAAGCTGATTAAGATTTTAGAAATGATTGACACGCTCGAAACACGTCTTGTAAGAAATCTACCTGATTATGAAAAGTGGGGGTATCAGTTTCAATCTAAGTCATCTTTTGAAGAAAAGCAAACCCGAATCAAATACATGATTAGCCGACTTCAATCATACTACGCTAAACAAGTATTCGCGCTGGCTTCGCACACTTACAACTCAATAAACAATATCTCACAACCTAAACAATCTTAAACCATGAGTAAGAACCAATTAGCAGTAAAGGAATTTTTCAACCGCGAGGACGTAACAAGTAAATTCAAAACCTTGTTAGGCAACAAAGCAGCAGGGTTTATAGCCTCCGTTTTGCAGGTCACACAATCTAATGACTACCTAAAAGAAGCAGACCCGAAAACAGTATTTAACGCAGCAGCAACGGCAGCTATATTAGACATCCCTATCAATAATAACTTAGGATTTGCGTATATAGTGCCATACAAAGGTCAGGCGCAATTTCAGATGGGATATAAGGGCTTTATTCAATTAGCACAACGTAGCGGTCAGTTCCTTACTATTTCAGCGTCTCCGATATTTGAAGGACAAATACTGGAATCAAATCCACTTACAGGATATAAATTTGACTTTACTGTAACTTCAAAAGGGAACGCAATCGGTTACGCTGCTTACTTCAAACTTCTGAATGGATTTGAAAAGACCATTTACATGACAGTTGAAGAACTGAAAAAGCACGGCAAAAGTTACAGCCAAACTTTCAAAAGTGACAAAGGGCTTTGGAAGGATAACTTTGATGCTATGGCACTAAAGACTGTTATTAAATTGCTGCTTTCAAAATTCGCTCCACTATCTATTGAAATGACACGCGCTGTTATATCCGACCAAGCGGTAGTTAATGATTTTGAAACTCAGGAAGTAACGTATGTAGATAATGGCGAAGTGGTTGAGGTAACGGCTGAGGATGTAGCTTTTCTTTACGACATGAAAAAAGATGCGCTATCTGAATCAGAGCGCACCGATATTGAGCGCATACTTGCAAACGGTGAAGAGGCATCATTCAAGAAAGCAGTAAACAAATTAAAAGCACTATGAACGAAAACAAATACAGGATAGGGCGATTTACAAGTTCAGGAATATCTGCACTAATGAAGCTGGCAAAAGACGGCAAATCATTTGGCAAACCTGCACTTACTTACATCGAAGAAAAAAACATGGAGCGCAAATTGGGCAGGTCGCTGACTTCTGAAAGTAACGCAAGACCTACAACATGGGGGCAATTAGTAGAGAAAAGAGCCTTTGAATTATTAGGCACTGAATACCGTCTATGTAGTTCAGAAACTATCGAACATCCTACACTCCCTGAATATTGGGCAGGTTCACCAGACCTTATTAAATTCGATGAAGGTCAAACGGTGGTAGATATTAAATGCCCTTACACGCTTAAATCTTTTTGCCAATTTGCTGACTGCAAAACAATAGAAGATATAAGAGACAAACACCCTGACGGTGAAGATTACTATTGGCAGTTAATCAGCAACGCTATTCTAACCAATAGCAAATATGCTGAACTGATTATTTACTGCCCTTACAAATCCGAGTTAGAAGAAATCAGAGATTTGGCTGCTAATGTAGATGGTGCAAGTCAGAACCGATTTGCATGGGTAGGATTTGCAGAGGACAAAGAACTGCCATACTTGTTAGACGGTGGATATTATGAGAACCTAAACATTATCCGATTTGAAGTATCTGAGGACGATAAAAATCTTTTGACCGCTATTGTAGAGAATGCGAGTAAACTACTACTATGACACAAGAACAAATCAACCAGCTATCCATGAGTTTTTATCGGCAAATGTATTTTGTCAAAATGCTGAAAATGGAGCAGCAGTATTTTCTAAAGCAGTCAAAAAACGGAGGAGTTAAACAGGTCTTAAAAAGGCTTTCAGATTCAAATGAAAAAGGTATTCAGGCACTGTTATACCACATTCCAAACAGCCGAGAAACCGTAAACAGAGTAATGCAAGCGAGCGAAGAAAAGATACAGGCAATGGTAAACATTATTGAGAAAATATCGCTACTTGATGAGGAAACTGTATTGAAGTTAGAAGACGACTTTAATAAGCACGTAACGATTAAATATTAGTCACCAAACAAACAACATAATCATGACACGTCAAAAAGCATTACTTACGCACCTAAAGACAGGAGGTAAACTGTCAATCAAAACAGCTTACAATTATTTCGGGATTAGCAACATTTCACGCGAAGTTCGGAGGCTGGTAGAAATACCTTTTAACATCGAACTTATCCGCGAAAAGAAACACGGCAAAACCAAATACGGCAATCCTTGTGTGTGGTATGAATACACCGCTTCAAAATCTACTCAAAAAATAATTGCAGGTATTCTTAAAAACTTGAAAAAGTAAATTATATTTGCCACGCGCTTAACATTCGACATGAGCAACATAATCACAATTAAAAACAATAGCCCGTTATCGGTGCTTGAGTGGAATAGGGAGGTCGAATGCCCTGCGCCCACAATAGCATCGGCAACGGGCAAAACTTTTTGAGATTAAAAAAGAAATGGAGGCTTTTAAAGATGGACATCTATAAACTGTATAGACACTTTTGGGATTTTGCTTTTAGCAATCCTGAATCCATAAAGCCAAATCATTGCGCTGTCTATTCGTTTGCAATAGAGCATTGTAATAGGTTAGGGTGGAAGTCTAAGTTTGGTTTTCCTACATCAATGGCTATGGAAGCCACAGGCATAAAATCGTATTCAGTTTACAAAAAAACATTTGACGATTTAGCTGCTTTTGGGTTCTTTGAAGTTGTTGAATTATCCAAAAATCAATATTCATCTAACATAATTGCTTTGAAAGAAAATTACAAAGCAAATTACAAAGCACTTGATAAAGCACTTACAAAGCACACATCAAAGCAC